TTACCGGCTCCGCATAGCTTACTTCCGTTATTTGCGAATCTATCGTATAAGAGTAGTTACCCATTGTTCAAAGTTTATTAATTTGTCATGCGGCCTTAACTGCTCTGCTCTGTCAAATGCCGCCCTACTGCAAAGTTCGTAATTATTCACCACATTTTTAATAGCGTTCACCCATTGATGCGGCCGGTCAGGACTGCAATATATCCCTGCATCGCCACAATTCTCCCGTAATGCAGGTAAATCACTTACAATGCAAGGAATCCCCGATGCCATTGCTTCGGTTGCCGTTCTGCCCCAACTCTCATACTGCGAAGGCATCAAAAGTATCTTTGTTCGCCTGTATGCGTTGCGTATATCCGGTTGATTGACCATGTAGGTAACATTCGGCAAGTCCTTGTATATCTGTTCACCATAGCCACCCTGTACTGCGAGGAACTTGTATTCCGGCATCATTTGTGCCACCTGGTAGAATAGTTCCGCCCCTTTATTTCGATTGAGATTGATTAGCGTTATTTCTTCCCCCCTTTCAACCATATAATGGTCAATATTCACCGGTGGTTGAAGGATGAATGAATTGTTGGGATATTTGCCATGTTCACTTCCCCAATGGGAATTATACACAACGTTTATATGCTGATTCCGCCTAACGGAAATATAGTTAAAGGTATTGTGAGCAAACCAAACGGCCGGCTTCTTTGTTTTTTTGCAGTCCTCTGCTACATCTGCTGCAAAATCTAATTGAGTGAAAATTACATCTGCCCAATCATGGTGAAAGTACCAATCATGTGAGCGATTAAAAACGGGTATTCCTTCGTACTCGTAGTACTCATTGTTCATTGCGGATGTCATGACCTTGACGAGATGGCCACGCTCCATTAACCATTTGTTGATTTCGTGTGCGTTCCATTCCGATCCTGACTTCGCCTTTGGGAGATATTGCTGCACGTGCCACAAGACACGCATTTTTCGATGGTTTTCGTTCACGCTTTTTCATGCTAATAATAAGGGGGATGGAATCCCACCCCCCTCATTGATGTTAGATAGTAGCGAAGATAGCGGAGTTAGGAAGCATCAAGTTGATGGCCTCATAACACTCAATCCGGGCAGTAACCATGTTGGTAACGAAGTTATTTTGATCTTCGTAACTCAATTCAATGTTTACACCGTTCACCTCTACTCTTTCGAGGAAGCTATTGTCTATCAGGAATGCACGGTCATTAGGCACCCAGTTACAACCTACGATAGGCACACCGGCAATGTTCAAAGAACCGTTCTGAGCTAATGTCAAACCACCTGCGCCCATGTAGTAACCATTGGTAAATGATTCGTTCAGTAAAATAGCCCATTGTGCGTTAGATACGAATACAACAGATGCACTGAAATCACCTGCACGCAGGTTACCAATCAACTGGATAATCTTACCCAAATCAGCAGAAGCAGTAGTAGTGGTAGAACCAGTTGCAGCACCGGAAACGGTAGAGAAGAAAGCGGCATTTTCTTTTGCGAAGAAATCACGAGTTAACAAACGGGGAAGCGTTTGACTCATGAAAGGCAAAGAAGCGAGCATCTGACGGCTGAATTTGCTGAAACCTGCGATAAACTGGTTAACAGTTTTAACCTCTGTCAAAGAGTAGTTATTCTCTTGCTTCAGTGAACCTTCGAGTTGTGCAGCGATGTTGTTGGCGTTACCGGATGCCTCACGATAGGTTACGTACAAACCGGTAGGGCTTTGAGTGGTAGGCACAAAATCACGGAAGTTAACCAACTGTGCAGGGTTGATGGCTTGGCGGCTATTGTAAGTCGCAACGCTATCACCAGACAGGTTAGAAGCCAATGTGATGGTCTTTACTTCGGGCAGTTCCAGGTGAAGGCGGCCATTCTTTCTCATTTCAGCTTCGATGTTCACTCCTTCGAGTTTCTCGGCAAGTGCTTCGCTGAATGATTTGCCTTCGGGTTGACCGCTCTTTGCTTTAGTGGTCAGGGCATCGAATTGAGATTGCATTGCATCTTTGAACTCTTTAAGTTCAGCAGCAGTTGCAACTGATTCGAGTTTGCTTTGAAGTCCGGCAACTACGCTCTTGGCTTCAGCAGCATCGGTTTTTGCGTTGGCACTATTGGCCAGTACTTGCGTAAGGTTATCACCGATAGATTTTACCTCCGCAGCGATTTGTTCTTGTGTCATTTTACAAGTTTTAATCTGTGATTTAATTGTTTGAGTGCATCCAATACAACAGTTGATTCCGGCTCGACTGCTTTCGCTGCGGGTTGAGTGGTGATTTCGTTTATTGCAGTTTGGATTTGCTTTATTTCAATCTCCAATAGGGAGAAAGTTTCATCTGTAAATGTGCCATGCTTGAACGCTTTGATTAGTTTCTCCAATCTACCGTTAAGCGTTTCTTTTACTACCTCTGCATCCATCCCCTTGTATATGGATATAGTCGGTGTTTCAGGATTGGCCGCCCACAATACAGCACTTCCTTCGTAGAGCATCAACTCTGTAATGGTGCGAATACCGGTTGAATTATCCATCTCCGATTTGATTGTGCTAAAACCGATTGAATGCTGATTGATAAGACCTGCTTCATAAAGTTTCAGCATATCCTCGCCCATTTCAGTTTCGATTACTTCTGTTACGGCTATGAGTGCATCGCCTTCAACGTATAATTCTTTTGGCTTACCTAAAGCATACTTCATCGAAGTTTTATGGTCAACCAATGACCATATCAGGTTTTTACCTTGCGGCCCTCTTTCATTGATTGTCTTTGTAAATGCAGCAGGACTGATAATGTCATTGTCAAGGTCAACATTGCTCATTCTTGCCCACACGGCTTTCACCTTGCGGCTTTCTTTGTCAACATCTTCAACCCCGTTCATTATATCCTTAACGCTATATTGCTTCATTAATCAACATTTGTAATTGCAAAAATAAACTATTATTCCATAAACTCCACAGGGTGCCGGCCGGCCCTCTTAAGTTGCCTTGTATAGATACGGGCATATCATTTTCATCCCTTACAACTTCAAAACCAACGGTGCATCTGCAATTACACACGTTCCCTGCACTTGCCCTGCTATCACCAGGGTATTCCATCTGTTCTACACTACCCATGCCGGGTACGGTGAAAGGTTCATCAACTGCAACACGCTTTCCATCCATGTGCAAATGATCGAATTTATCACGGGGTATTCTTCGAGTGCGGTCATCGGTAATCGCAATCCATTCCTTTTCGGTCTGCAGACCTGTTGATACTGCACCAAGTAACGCTCCCTGATTTGCGGCCCTTGTTGTTTCAGTTCGGGCAATGAGTTCTGCACGGTAAGCATTGATACCTGACTTTTCTAATTCAGTCATCATTTGCGTTATGCTCCACCCCTCCTGCATCCCTTTAATCAATACTTTGCGGATAGTTTCCTTCGTGGTAGAAGTAATGCCATCGGTCAGCATAGTTAATCCCTGATCTAAAAATAACTTAATCACTATCGCCCATCTTTGTTGCGGTGTCAAGTTATCCTTTATCCCTGCTTTGCGCCTAATCTTATCATAGTTGTATTTAGCCATTGTCATTCCTGCGCTTTGATGCAGTTGGCTTATAATACGCTTCAGTCCGCTTTGGTCAGGTTCTTCGCCATTAAGTATAGCTTTGCATTGCTTATCAAGTTCCTTCTTGATTAGCACCCTGTATTTCTTCCGGTATTTATTGTATAGTTGGCGGTACATCTGGCAGATTAGTGAAATCATCCATTGGCATCAAACCTTGCGGAATATACAACTTTTGATAATCTTCAAGCGGCACATTGGGGTCGGGTGCTATCCCCATTACCTTTAGTTTCTGTTCCGGGGTCAGCCACCATGAAGTATTCAGCCATTGCGCCTGTGCTTCCCTGTTCGCTTCAAGTTCTTGGTAAACGGTCAAATCGAAGTCAACGAATATGTCGGTGTTCTTGTACCCCCAATCCGTTTTCATCTTGCGGTTGAGGTTATCCCGAATGGCGATAAGTTCCGGAAGAACTGCCCGTAAAGTCAGCGATTTCTCCGCTTCACGCATGTTGTTGTAGGTGGCCGCATCCTGCGAACCTAATAGTACGGGTGGTACACCATAGATTGAGCAAAGTGCTTCCTTATCCCATTTCTCTGCTTCAATCAGTTGCAGGTCTTTTGCAGGTAGTCCTATTTGAGTCCATCCTACTTTATACCCACTCACGGCTGCACTACCATGCTTGCCGGCACCGGATGCCATTGATATTTGTGTTTTAAGTGCTTGTGCCTGTGCGCCACCGCTTAATGGGTCGAATCGTAGGTCATCCATGTAAAGTACCCCTTGTGGCCCCATGTTATCGAACATCGCCACACTTGCGGTCTTACTTGAATTGCTGCGTGTCAATACCTTCGATGCCGCCCGTAAAGGCGATAATCCATACAACTGGCCTCCGGTTGCTGACCATTCGGGATTGAAGTATTTATCATGCAGGATCTCAATCGTATTGAATGGTATGTACTGCCCATAGTAAAGTTGATAGGCAACCTTCTTTGGTGGGAATTGCTCAATGTCAACCTTAACTGCCATGTACTGCGCAGGTAGTACATAGAGTTCCATTGGCTTGCCCTTGTTCACGGAAGCATCCCCAACCATTTTTGCATAGATGAAGGAATTACCCGTGATCTTCTTGAAACCTACCCATTGTTCGATTAAATCGCTCCATGAATCTTCACTATTAGGATATTTGAGCAACTCATTCAGCCGGGCATCGCCTTCGTAGAGTTCAAAGGCCTGCTCTTTCAGTTCCTTTAGTTCTTTAAGGTCAATAGTAACGGGTGAGTTTAGTTTCGCCTGATACTGCTTTGCTTTCGCCTTATCCTTCACCTTATACACTCCCCAGGGTGCTACTTTCGCCTTTTGGGTAATCAGTTGAATAATGGCATATACAAGGTCATTGCCGATATAACTATCCCTTACTATTTCTGCCTGATTCTGCCCATCCCATGTAATCAAACCCCTTTCGATTGATACTTGAACAGGTGATTTAACGGGTGCTGCCTTGCGTTTAAGGAAATCGAATAAACCCATAATGTTTTATTTGTTACTGGCAAAATTACGATTTAATTGCCTACCATACTGCCA